TTTCCTAAATGCGGTGAACCCAATCTTAGACGCAATCAGAAGAGACAGAGGTTTATACGATTTCCGTGTAACAGTTTCTTCAGACACTGCGGACTTAGATAGAAACCAAATGACGGGTAAAATCTATATCAAACCAACAAAATCGTTAGAGTTCATAGATATCACATTCTATATAACACCAACGGGAGCGTCTTTCGAAGACATCTAATAAAAACAAATAACATAAGCCGACATTTTTAAAGTGTCGGCTTATTTATATATAAAAGAATACAATGAGAAAAAGAAGAATTTTTGAAGGTTTTGATGAAACAGGTACACCTGATATGAAATATTACGCGTTTGATTGGGACGACAATATTTTAGAGATGCCAACTAAAATTATTTTAAGAGATGAAGATGGTGACGAAGTACCTATGAGCACTGAAGATTTTGCCCATTACAGAGGTAAATTAGATTCTAAAGAACCTTTTGAATATAATGGACATAATGTTGTTGGTTTTGCTGAAAGACCTTTTAGATTTTTTACAACTGAGGGTGATAAAAATTTTATTGTTGACTCTATGTTAGCTAAAGAAGGACCCGCTTGGCCTGATTTTGTTGAAGCAATAAATAACGGTTCAATTTTTTCTATTGTGACCGCAAGAGGACATACCCCTTCGGTTATGAGAGATGCGGTGTACAATTTTATTGCAAGTAATTATAAAGGTATTGATTCTAATGAATTAGTTAAAAATTTAGAAAAATATAGAGATTTGGCTGGTTCAGAACCTATGTCTAAAAAAGAAATGATTGATGAATATCTTGATTTATGTAAGTTTTACCCTGTAAGTTATGGTAGTGGTTCAGCAACTAACCCTGAACAAGGTAAGATTGACGCGTTAACAGAATTTGTTGATTATATTAAACAAATGTCTAGATTCTTAAAGAAGAAGGCATATCTTAAAAATGAAATCAGTAATAATTTCGTTCCCCAAATTGGGTTCTCTGACGATGATTTAAGAAACCTAGAAAAGGTAAAGTCACATTTTGGGGATAAGCCTGATAATATAATTAAAACTATTTCAACGCACGGAGGTGTAAAAAAACCTTATTAATAATATTTATTAATAAAAGGAACTAAAAAATAAATTAATAAAAATTAAAACTAGAAAATAATTTATATACTGGAAGTATAATTTGAGATTATACAAAAGTAAATAGAAAAATTTTTTCAAGTGATATTTATAATAAAAAATAAACTGATTTAAAAAAAAATAGACATGGCTGATTTATTAATGAAAATGCCGATACCTTATGAACCGAAAAGAGAAAATAGGTTTATATTAAGATTTCCTGATGAATTAGGAATTAACGAATGGTTTGTTGAAACTGCAGCTAGACCTAAATTAACTATCGGTACAACTAAAATTGATTTCTTAAACACATCAACTTATGTTGCAGGTAGATTTGAGTGGAACACTATTTCGGTTAAATTCCGTGACCCTATTGGTCCTTCAGCGGCACAAGCATTAATGGAATGGGTTCGTTTATGTACTGAAACTGTGACAGGTCGTATGGGTTATGCTGCGGGTTATAAAAAACCTGTTTACTTAGAAATGTTAGACCCAACAGGTGTTGTTGTTGAGAAATGGTTCTTAGAAAACACTTGGATATCTGATATCGACTTTGGAAGTTTGGCTTACAACAGTGAGAACGTTGCAGGTATTACCGCAACATTAAGACCTGACCGTTGTGTGTTAATTTACTAATAAAAGTAATAAAAATAAATTTATAAATCCACGTAATTCATATTATGTGGATTTTTTTTGTTTATAAAAATTAGGTTCCATTTATATTTAAAATAAAAAGAAACGAATATGGAAACACCTAATGTTTATGAAGTTGGACAAGAAAATTTTAATTTACCACATGATGTTGTATCATTACCTACAGGAGGTATTTTTTATAAGTCAAAAAAGAAATCGGTTAAAGTTGGTTATTTAACTGCTAGTGATGAAAACTTTTTACTTAATGTAAATAGAGGTACACGAGATAATGTTGTAGTTGGTTTATTACGAAATAAAATATATGAACGAGATTTAAGACCTGATGAACTTTTAGAATCTGACGTTGAGGCACTTCTTATATTTTTAAGAAACACCTCTTTTGGTCCTGAATATAAATTAAATTTAGTTGACCCTCAAACAGGAAAATACTTTGAACACACAGAATACTTAGATTCTTTAAATATTAAAGAGACATTAGTTCCTCCAACTGAAAATGGTACGTTTATAACTAAATTACCTAAGAGTGAAGTTACTGTTGAATTAAAACCATTAACTTACAAAGAATTAACCGATTTAGATAAACAAGCTGAAGAGTACCCAGTTGGTTTAGTTGCACCAAAAGTTACTTGGAGATTAACCAAAATGATAGTTTCAATTAATGGAAACAATGATAAAGGTGAAATAGCAAGATTTGTTGAGTCGTTACCAATTATGGATTCTAAATATATTAGAAATTTTGTTAGAGATAATACACCTTCGTTAAATTTAACGAGAACAGTTATGGCCCCGTCAGGAGAAAAGGTAACCTTTGATGTTGCTTTTGGGGTCGAATTTTTTCGTCCTTTCTTCTAGTTATGCTAAATATTTGTTGGATGAATATTACATCTTGGCAAAATTTTTAAATATGTCTTATAATGAATATTTAACAATTCCAACATATATTAGAAAATATTTGGTTGACAAAATCATTGAAGATAATACACCGACAGAATAGTAAAATTTTCTTCGGTGTATTTATTATTATATAATATTTTAAATTATGGGAACTGAAGATAAAGGGGCGTTACCTGGTACTGAGGGGGTTCAAAAATCTTTAGACTCATTTGCGGATGGGGTTAAAGGTGCAATGAACAAAATAGTCGATGCGTTTACTGCAAACGTTGACCCAAAAAAAATATCTGATATGGTAATGGATGTCGATGATGCTGCGTCAAATATTGCTAAATATTTTGGACAAGGTAGAGAACAAATTGATAATATCAGAGTAGGTCTTGCTGATTCAATTGTAAAAATTAATAAATTAGGTGGTGATTTTAACAATATTGTTGCAATACAAGAAGGTGTTGCGAAGGCATTAGGACGAAATGTTGTTGTTGCTGCGTCTGAATATGAAAAATTATTTGCATCGGCTGAGGTTGCGGGAACAACCGCGAATGATATTGTAGATAGTTTTAAAAATGTTGGTATATCGACATATCAAGCAAGTAAACAAATCGAAACCGTTATTAATAAAGCGAGAGAGATTGGTGTAAGTGCAACTGCGGTTAGTACACAAGTATTAGGTAATCTTGATATGATGAACAAATACACTTTTAAAAATGGTGTTGATGGTTTAGCTAAAATGGCGGCACAGGCGGTTAATTTACGTATTAGTGTTAGTAATATTTCAAATACTTTAGATAAAGCGTTTAATCCTGAGTCGGCAATTGAAATGGCAGCATCATTACAAAGATTAGGTGTTGCACAATCTGATTTATTAGACCCACTTAGATTAATGGACTTGGCTCAAAATGACCCTGCTGAGTTACAAAATCAAATCGCCGAAATGTCAAAACAATTTGTCCAATTGAATGAAAAAGGACAATTTGAAATTATGCCAGGTGCGAAACGTCAACTTATGGAAATTGAGTCGGCTTTAGGTATGAGTAATGGTACCTTATCTAAAATGGCGTTAAGTAGTGCGGAACTTGGTGATAAAATGACTAAAATTAGATTTCCTGATACATTCACTGAAGAACAAAAAACCATGATTGCTAATATGGCCGAAATGGGTGAAGGTGGGGAATATAAGATGATGATTAATGAAAAAGAATTGGGTATCGAAGACGCTATGCAAGAAATAATGTCTATGAGTAAAGATGACCAAGAAAAATTCTTTTCCGCACAAAAACCTAAAGAAATTGTTGATTTAGCTGGTGAACAATTAAGTGTTTCTAAATCAATTGATGGAACATTAAAATCAATTCAAAATAGATTACCTTCGGCAATTGCGGGTTCTAAAGTTTCAGGTCAGTTTTTAGATTTGGCAAAAAAAGATTCTAAAAAGTTTGCGGATTCATTTGATGATGAATTTACAAGTGTTAAGGTTATACGAGAAAAACTGAATACAACAACTGACGGATTGTCTCAATCATTTAAAGATGGTAAAGTTGATTTTGATAAATTGAGAGAAACTATGGTACAATTTAAAGGTTTTGTACAAGAAACTATAATGGGTAAGTATAAACAACTTGAAGGTACGGTTAGTGGTGTATTTAATAATTCAGACGCATTAACAGGGTCAAATTTAGCTCAACCAAAAGTATCAACCGAACCTAATAGGTCAGGAAGTACCCCAACAGTACAAGGTAAAGATGTTTTAAAAATGCCTGGAAAAAATGTTGAATTTTTACCTCAAGATACTTTTATTGCGATGACTAAAGGTCCTGAATTTTTAGAAAAATTAAAGTCAATTAGTAAATCAGGTGAAAATAAAACAACATCGTATAATGAAAATAAAAACACTCACGATATTAATTTAACGATTAAGATTGATGGTGGTAACGTATCTGAAGATAAAATAATTGCGGTACTTAATAGAACCGATACATTACAAGCCTTGAATAAAAAATTAAAAGAAACCATTAATAGTAATGGTTTAATGGTTTAAAAATAGTCCATTAATCTATTTATTAAATAAAAAATAGAATATGCCAGGAAGTCCATTATCGTTCGCGTCTACACAACAATTAAGAAATGTGTTGATGGCCAAAAATTTGGGTCTATACACTGTTACAGGTTCATATACCCCACAAGTTGGTCCATTGAACTATGAGACGGTTTTAGGTGATTCAAATGTAATTGATTCTCCTAATAACCTTAATCAAACTTCGCCTAATAATTTTTATCCGATTAATGAATTTGGACCTTATGGTGGGTATTCAAATATAATGGCGTTAATTAATGTTTATTCTAACGGTCCTAATCAAGGTCCTTATTTAGATTCATTTGTTCCGTCATTTTATACACCGTATTCTATTTTATTAAGTAATAATCCCGATGGTTCTAATGGTAGTCTTTCACAAGACTCTGTTATGATACAATTCGGGGCTAAGTCTTTAAAAAAATCATTTGAAGATAGGATTAATTTTGAAATATACCAACAAACTTTTGGTAAAGTTAGTTTAAGTTCATTACAAGACCCTTTTGAAGCTGCTTTAGTTGCGACAGGTCAACAACCTTTAATATATCGAAATTGGAAAATAACAATACCTGAAAACCCTGTAATAGCGGCGGCTGACTTTGTGACAAGAATCTCAGGTGCTTATTGGCCTGTTTCATTTATTCCTGGGGATTACTTTCAGGAAAATGTTAATAATGGGTTACCTACATCACAAACCTCAGTAGCGTTAAATACTACTAATCAATTAACGGGTGGTTTATTAGGTCCTGTTTTAAATTTAAAAAGAAATCCGTCACAAATATTTTTAGCGAATACTGGTAATGGTCAAAAATCGGCCATGTTTGCTAATTTATATTATAACAAATATCGACCAAATTATGATGGTAGTTATGGTGGATTCTTAGGTGCGGCTGAAGGGTTAGTTAATAGTATATCAAATATTATTAACCCTAATGGTACGGTTACAAGTAGTTATTATATTGGTTCTCCAAATAGTGAACCTGAACAAATTACTTCACCCCCAAATCAAGTACCTGTTAATTCATTAGGTACTCAAGTATCGGCACCTGTTTATGGACCTGATGAAATTGGTAAACTTTATGAGGGTAATATTGAGAGGTTAAATTTTGGTTTAGGTGGTAAAACTAATGAAGATAGAGCAAGTGTTGATGGACAATTTGTTTGGACATCGCCAAAATATAAGAAAAACGCAGGTTTTCATGCGAGAGTTGGTGGTAGTGCGGGAACTAGAGACGGTGAATATAATACAATCAGTTCAAGATATCAAAGTAATGAGTCAACTAATCTTCAATTAAAACCTGACTCAATTCTTGATAACACACAAAAATTAATAAATTCTGCGGATGATGTATCAGGTCCAACAAGATTAAAACATGTTGGTAATGCTATTAATCAAGTGTCTAAAGTTTTCCATGATGGGTATAAAGAAATAACTAAAGGTTCTAAGATAGTATCTTATAGTGATAATACAACAGGTACTCAGGCGGGTATTGAATATTGTAGAATATTTGCTAAAGATACACCTTACTATACTTATGCCGATTTACAAAAAACCGATGGTATTACAACGTCAGGTAGACAATTTGAATATTCAGTTTTAGATAACACATATAACTTAAACATTGCACCATTAAAAAACCCTGGGTCGACAAATATTGTTGCGGGGGATTCGGATTGGAATCAAACAGGTGGTAAAGTTAAAAAATATATGTTCTCAATTGAGAACTTGGCTTGGAGAACTTCAGGTAGAGATGGGTTTAAATATGACGACCTACCAATATGTGAAAGAGGTCCTAATGGTGGACGTATTATGTGGTTCCCACCTTATGAAATAAAATTTAGTGATAGTAGTCAGGCAAATTGGAATTCATCAAGTTTCATAGGTCGACCTGAACCAATTTACACATATAAAGACACAAGTAGAAGTGGTACTTTATCATGGAAGATTGTTGTTGACCATCCATCTGTATTAAATGTTATAGTTAATAAACAATTAAAAGATGCGAGTTCAGATAGAGTTAATTCAATAGTGAATTCATTTTTTGCTGGTTGTGCTAAATTTGATTTGTATACATTAGCAGCTAAATTTAACACAATTCCTGTTTCTGAATTACAACAAATACAATCGGCATTAAATAACCCAAGATTAACTCCTGAAGAATTATCGGGATTAAAAAAGGCTATACCTGCGGAAAATAACGTTCCTGATGGTAAATCTGACACTACGGGTGGTAGTACTACAAGTGCTCAAAATAATCAACCCGCTTGTGATGCTTTTAAACAAAAATATAATTCAGGATTTGGATTTTATTTTGAAAATGATATCCCAAAATCATCTAATGTTAATTTTAAAACATTCTATGACCCTTATGTTGCTGATAGTAACATTACTAAATACCAAACCAATGCTGATAGTGCTAACTTTAAAGATGAAGTTAACAAAAACACAACACAATTTTTTGAAGTAGTTAAAAGTAATTTTAAAACAATGAACGAACCGTTTATTGAGGATGCGTTTAAACTATTGAGTGAAAATGTTGCGAGTGCTATTACTATAACTATGATTGGTTCAGCGTCTGCGGTTGCGACTCCAAAATATAATAAAGCGTTATCTGAACGAAGAATAAGTTCTGTTAAAAAATTCTATGAGGAATCTAAATTAAAAGACTTTATGAAGGACGGTCGTTTTAAAGTTGTGTTGGAAAAAGGTGAAGGTGAGGAAACCTCAATACCTGTAAGTGAAGAGGGTGAAACAGGTGGTGAAGTAAATTGTAGGGAAGATATTGTTAATAAAAGTGGTAAATCAACACCACAAACACAAATATATGCGGTTGCGGCTATGGCCTGTAGACGTGTTAGAGTTTCAGATATAACAATTACACCTGTGGTGGTTGTTCCACCTGTTGCTACAGGTTCAACAACACCTTCGGTAAATACCACAACCGTTGATATACAATCAATTAAACCACAACCAACAACAGATGTTAGTCAAAGTTTGAAAAAGGGATTGAGTAAAAAAGTTTTAAGAGCGTTGTTATCTGAGTGTGATTATTTTGAAATGGTGAAAGAAACTAATCCTATGATATATTCTTCTTTCAAAGAAAAGATAAAATACTTTAGTCCTGCGTTTCACTCAATGACACCTGAAGGTTTAAATTCTCGTTTAACTTTCTTAAATCAATGTGTCAGACCTGGTGAAACTATTCCAATTATTGGACCTGATGGTAAACCAAGATATAATGATTCGTTAAACACATCATTCGGTACTCCACCTGTCTTAGTTTTAAGAATTGGTGATTTTTACCATACTAAAATAATACCAAATAATGTGAGTTTTTCGTATGAACCATTAGTGTTTGATATGAACCCTGAAGGTATTGGTGTACAACCAATGATTGTTGATGTACAGTTGAGCTTTAATATTATTGGTGGTATGGGATTAAAAGAACCCGTTGACCAATTACAAAACGCGTTATCATTTAATTTTTATGCTAATACTGAAATTTATGATGAAAGGTCAACATATACTGATACAAGTTTTGAAGCGTTAGATAAAAAAATATTTGACGCGGCGTTAGCTAAAAGTGATATTAAAAACGAAACTGTTAAGAATCAACAGACTAATAGTTCAGGTGACCCAATAGGTGTTATTAAAACGGAAGTTAATATACCTAGTGGTCAAACAGGTGAAATTGTTTACCAAACGGTTATGGATAAATTAATTGATGTTAGTAAATCATATTATGAAAATGTTATAAACCAATTAGAGACGATACAAACACAATATAATTTTGGTATTGTACAGTTAGTTAGTGACTTAGAAGGTCGTGATTATGTTAATGGTACGATTGGAAGTAAAACAGTTCAAAAGGCGTTATATGGTAAACCTAAAATAACTAAAACTGATGAGTTATTTACTAGAGTTATTAATGATGTTGATAATGGAACTAATCCAATTATATATTATTTAGTGAGTGAGAAAGAAAAATACACATTAAGTGAAAATAAAATATTGATTTTAAGAGAAAATATTAAACAATATATTAATGATTTAAAAAGTAATTTTAATTCAGGGTTAACTACTATAGTTCAAGAACTTTCAACGCAACAGTCTGATTTATTAATGTACATTCGAGAGTTAAACTTGGTAGTGAATGATAAAACTGATGGGTATTTAAAAGACGGACAAACACCTGTGGCTTACAATTTAAGTGGGTCAACTAAGGCGGGTGATACTGTAACACCACCATATTCAAATACATATGATGAATTAAAAGGTGACTATGAAAAATTGGCTAGCGGACTAACTGAATATATTACTTTATTAGAAACAGGGTACAATGGTAAATCAGAAACTAAAATATTGAGTATTGGAAAATTCAACTTAGATGATAATAATCCATTAAGACCAATACCTACGGATGAAATTAACAAATTTCGTCAAGACGTTTATTTTAATTTACCTTTCTATTTAGTTATGGCTAGAGAATTGAGTGATGAAAATAAAAAACAAAATTTTATTTCAAGAATACTAACTCCTAATATTAGTAATGATAAAAAGTTAGTTAAATATGTTAATAATGTTTGTGACGACTTACAAAGTGAATATGAAAAACAATTAGAACGTGAATTAAAACGTTTTGAAAAATTAAAGAAAACAGATGGGTATAAACAGTACACTAATGGGATTACTTCAATTATGTATGATAAAGGTAAACCTAGAAAATTAATATATGATACACTTAAAGGTCCTAATGTTGCAACTCAAGAAGAAAAAATAAAACAAATTTATGGTAGTGTTAATTATGGTACCGATATAAAATCATTTGATGGAATAATTAAAATGTAATGGCAGGAAGACAATATTATAATAGATATAACAATTTTGTATTAAACGGACAACAGACTGTTGTTCCGTATGTTACTTTACCCACTAAGTCAAGTGATAAAAAATATATTTATAAAGTTGGTCAAACAAGACTTGACAAATTGTCTCAACAATACTATGGGGCACCATATTTTGGGTGGTTAATTTTAATGGCGAATCCTTTGTATGGAGGACTTGAATGGAATATTAGTGACGGTTCTATATTGACAATTCCATTTCCTTTAATAGCTTCATTACAAGATTATAAAAACGCATTAGATAACCACTTCTATTATTATGGCAGATAAAACAGAAAATATATTAGTTGAATTCGATTACAATAACATTACAATTGTTGACCCAAACAAAGTTATTGATTTAAATGGTAATGTGAAAGAAAGATATGTAAGACAAGAGGACCTTGTTATGTATGCTAATTTAGAGTGTAAAATGATACCAAGAACTAAATTAGCGGTAGGTTCCGCAAATGATGACGCGATACAAACAATATCGGTTGCGTCAATTAATTTCCTAAACCCTGGTGGTAAAACATTTTTAGATAACGGATATACTGATGAGTTTACGGGTGATGGTTCATTAAAAGGTGAGGGTGTTAATCAACCTAATCAAAATAAAATACAAAACCCTAAAAAACCTGATGATTGGTATATAAAACAAACAATCAAATCAAATGGTAAATTAGGTGCGACAGATAATGGTATGTTAGGGATTACTAGCATCAGGATTAATCAAGATTTGTCGTTTATGCCTCAAATTGATATTGAGATGGAGGACGTTAAAGGGAGAGCGTTATTTGAAGCGGGTGATAATTCGCCTTACGCCGCTTTCTTTAACCTACCATACCCAATGTTTAATTTAACAATTAAAGGTTATTATGGTAAAGCAATTAAGTTACAATTAATGTTACAAACATTTACCACTAGATATGATTCTAATGATGGTAACTTTAAAATTAGTTTAAAATTTTACACATACAAATACACGGCATTGAGTGAAGTTAGTATGGGTTATTTAATTGCAACACCACACATGTACAAATCAAGAATTAAAGTACAAACACAAGAAGGTGGGCCATCTAACTTTAGTAATGTTGATAATCAAATTGTTGAAAAAGGTTATCAGAAAGTTAAAGAAATGTATAATGAATATAAATCGAAAGGTTTGATTGCGGATGATTTCCCCGAATTAACATTAGTACAATTAAGAAATAACATTGAAAATTTTGTTAAAAACATTTTAGATTCATTCACTAAACAAAATTTAGACCCAATTAGTCAATTAGATGATTATCAAAAAGCATTAAATGAATTTGAACGAGATGTTTATTTGTACCTTTCAAGTGGTAAAGGTTCTTGGTTTGATAAGTACATGGACCGTGTTAATTTTTTAGTCTTAAAAGATAAAACTAAAGTTTATACGTATAAAAAAGAATTAGATGCTCAAGGTAGAACTAATGCTAAAACAGAACTTAATAAATTATTATTAGAAAAAAACACTTTATTAAACAGTAACCCTACTGTTGGTAAAGATGGTAGTTATACTATTAATGGTAAAACTAAAAAGATAACAATAGCTAATAACATTAATGAAACTATCTTCACCGCAACCAATGTTAATGAAAATAATGTCGATTTAACAACAACATTTAAACAATTAAAAAAAATTAACCGAGAACCAAGTACACAAGAACTAACTGATTTAAATAGTGAATTACAAAAATCAGGGATATTTGATACAGTACCTGCGACTAATATCTTAGGATTTAAAATAATACCAACGGAGTGGTTTGTATTTGAAGGTAAAGAAGGTACTTTTATGGATTTGACAGGAAAAATGTCCAAAGAATTAAAAGTTTATCGTGAAGAAATAGAATCGGCGTTGACTGAGGCGTTATCCGACTTGTTACAGAGTAAAGAAAATGGTATTGGATTTACACCAAATATTAGAAATGTATTGGCGGTTATTTTTGCTAATGGTGAAGCGTTCTTGAGATTATTGGATGAGGTTCATTATAAAGCATGGCAGGTTAGAAATGATAAACTAAGGAAAGATGCTATCTTTCAAAAAGAAACTGCAAATGCAAGTCCTGAAACTAAGGACACAGGTTCTAATGATGATATACCTGTTTATCCTTGGCCTGAATATATTGTTGCAACAACAGGTGAAAAAGGTCAAGAAAAGTATGAGATACAATACCCAGGAGATTCTAAATATGTTAGTCAAACTAAAGGTTATTTATTTGACGTTTGGCCTGAGATTGAATTTGTTGAAGAATTTATTAAAGGTTTTGTTGAAAGAACAACACCACCCGCAGACCCAACTGATGGTAATAATGAATTAACCCAACCACAAAGAATAACCCTTAATGCGTTAGAATATCCGACAAGTAATGAAATCTACTCAAATAAAGAGGAGGTTAAATTCTTATACGAAATGTATGAAAGAATATTCGTTTACATGTATTATACTGGTTTGGGTAGAGTTTATGGAACTGAAGATACTGATATTGTAACTAAAAGTATTGCTGAAGCGGAAAGTAACAATATACTTAAATCATTATCTAATGAAAACGTATTTTTAATTCAGAAAATTAAAAACTATGGTTTAAATGCTGCAAATATAGTACCGACATTAAAACATATTTCAAATGGGGGTGTTGGTGAAAGTTGGCAGAATTATATAAGAGGTATTTTTAATACAATTTATTTACGTAACGTTGTATTAAACTCACAATTTGAAATTTTAAATGATTTATCAGGTGTGGGTAATCCTTTAATGTCGTTAGAAAGTCAACCAAGTATAACAACTTATTTAACAGGTAATAGTAAATCAAATAATATAATATTAACCGATACTTATCCATTCACTGATTTATTTTGGATTAAAACTAATTTGGCTAATGGTGATAAAATAAGTGGTGTTGAAGAATCACATAACACAAGTAAGGTATTAACGTTACACCAAAGTAAAAAAATGATTTCTAGCTTTAATGACGGTGATGCTGCGGGTGTTAAAAAACCATTTACTTATTTTCCATCAGTTGGAAACCCAACAAGCTATTGGACAGGTGATTTAAAAACTTTTTATAGTAATAAAAATAGTAATAATTATTTTTTCACTGAAGGTAGACTTTGGTATACTAATTATAGTGGTAATGTTTTTTCTGACCAAACGGTTTCTATGTTGAATACTCCCTATTTTATTAATGCAATCCAAGTTGGGGTTGAAAATTTTAGAAATTCGGACCCATATCCATATAAAGAGGCGGCATATTTGTTTTTAAATAGTTTACCATTAAGTACTTTACGAGAAAAGTATAAAACATTAGTACCAGGACCTAATAACACATCATCAACAAATGATTTAGATTATATTTTTGCGACTATGAAAAAATATGGGGCTTTACATAAGTTACCATATGCGTGGATATTAAAGTACGGTTCGATATGGCATAGATATAAAACATATGTTGAAACAGGTGTTGACATTATTAACACATCTTGGTCAGGGTTTAGTTATGTTGATAATTATGACCCAATAACAAATGACCCTACAAAAAATTATTCTTTAAGTATTAATAATGCTAACTATAATATTATTCTTGAAAAGAATACGACAATAACGACTCTAAATGGTACAGATACCTCATCATTAATGAATGTTGGATTTTATCCAAAAACATTAAATGACTTTAATGTGTTCTTTCAAGGGTTTATGTTGTTTTCTGGTTATACATCAACCGATATTCAAAGTGGTTTTAATTTAGGATTAAATTTGACATATGTTCCTGAAGCGATTATTAACGAAAATAATAATTTACTTAATACAACAAGCGCGGATACTAGAAATATAACAATTAATCCTTGGTCAGTATACGTCCAAACATTAGATAATAATTACTATTATTTGATGCCATCTGAAGGTTCGGTTATTAACCAAACAAAAAATGAATGTTTCACTGGTAATACACAAACGGTTGAAATAACAGGTAACACTGCGGTGTTTAATGGTTCAGTGAGATTATTTTGGGGAGCACCAAATTATGGGTATTTTGATGTTGATAAAATAGTTAAACCATCACCTAAACAATATTTAAAAGAAATATTCTCAGGGAGTAGTTACCAAGATAGTTTTAAATTAGATGGTGTATCATCATATGATGAGATTGATGATATGTTTGGTGTGTTTGAAAAAAGTGTCTTAGATATATTAGAACAAGAATATTTAAATTATTCTAAATCAATTTATGATACTTTAGAAGGTGACCCAACACATAACTTTCAATCAATGTTAAGAACAATCTGTAAAATCCCTAAAGTGTCAGGTGATAGTCAGATAAACTTAATTAAAGAAATGCAAGTCCAACAAAATAAATTGTTGATGACTACAATTAATAACTTTTTAGATTACAATAAAATAATTAAATATGGTAATCCTTCATCATATGATAAAAAATTATTTTACACATTTTCAAGTTTAAGTATAGAGGAACCGTATACTTTTGGGTATTACCAATTAACAACACCAAATGCGTTACCAACCGCGACTAACGGTGTAACACTTGCAACATCAAAAGCTAATTACCCTAATCAATGGAAAGCTCTTGAGACATACGTTGGATTTTCAAGTGTGGATAAACTTAAATATGATAATGATGGGTCATATATTACCGATTTCTTTATTGATAATAATGTTGAGTTTAGTGTGATAAGTATCCAACAATTCGCACCGTTGATAAAAATATATGCAACTCAAAAATTAAAAGACTCAACATATAATACAGGTAAATTTATAACTAGTATGACAGATTATCTACTTCAGTTTGATTCGATTCAAGACAAAGTATTTAATAATGTTATGACTACATTAAATAAGAACTTACCTAATGTTAATAGTAGTCCTGAAAATCAAGTACCATCTGACTTACAAGGTGAACAATCTAAATTAGAACTTTGGAGTGCATTTAAAGCGTTAAATGATAAATGGATATCAGGTAATGATTTTAAAAATAAAACATTCTTTGAAGATATATTGATATTGGATAGGGCTAGTAGAGATATTGGTGATAAAATACTTGTTGACGTATATAAATTAAAAGCGGGTCTAACAGGTGTCATGAATTCACCAAAAGTATCTATGTTATCGTATGTGACAGGATTGTTACAAGAAAATAACTTTGTAGTAATGAATTTACCATCATACGTTAATTTCTACAACGTACAAGATGTTAGTAAAAATCCCAAACCAAAACCTGAAGGTACATTAGAATTTGCGAATACGTTATTCGGTACATTCTTAAATGTTGATTATAGAGATACGGGACCAAAAATGGTTTGTTTATATGGTGGTAAACCTTCAGAACAATTAGATTTAAAAGACAACATAGATTACCGATACAGAAATGATGCGTTTGACTTACGAAAAGTAGATAATCCCCTTGTTGAAAATCAAGAAGGAAAAAAAGATTGGGATAAATCAAATAAAGTTGTTGGTTTTAATGTGGATATTGGACCACAAAATCAGTCAATGTTTTATGGGTTCATGGTTGACCAAAGAAATAGTACCTCAACAGTTGAATCGTTGGAGGCGGTTAACAATTTGGCGAATATACATGGTAACAGAGCGGGTACCACACAAAGTACTGCATTATATAACATCTATAAAAATAGAAGTTATAATTGTACTGTTTCAATGATGGGTAACGCATTAATACAACCTACAATGTATTTTAACTTGAGATACGTCCCAATGTTTAGTGGACCATATATGATATTAACGGTTAATCACAGTATTTCTGTGGGTAACTTTGAAACAGTAATTACGGGTGTTAGACAACCTACAGCATCATTACCTAAAATAGAGAACTACATTCAGACTTTAAAAAATAATTTATTAAAAAGTATTATTGAAAATAATAAAAAAGATAAGGCGGCTAAAGAAAAAGAGACAAAAGATTCTAGTGGGACAACACAATCAAAACAAGCTAAAATTCAAGCAATTTCAGGTGGGGATAAAGAATTAACTCAACCACAAACTTGTAAACCATCAGCCCCATATGATAAATTCTTTAACCTAACACCTACAGTAAATAATAAAACATTTACAAATGTTAAAGGTGAATTATTAGAAAAGTTGGCGGTTCAAAATATTACTGATTCTAAATTAAAGTATGTTATATTTGCCGCGATGTATGTTGAATCAGCTAATGGTAATTCTAAATTAACTGCGTATGAAAATAACTTTGCTGGTGTTACATTAACAGGTGATTGGGGAAGTAGTTCAACTTATTTTAAAGGTAATAAACAATTCTTTTGTCAAACATCCGCTAATGATAGTACAAATTTACCATATGCGGTTTTTGATGACTTAACTAATCATTTAATATTTTTGATTAATAGATGGAGAAATAGGATGACTTCCGATGTTGAGGTGACGGCAAAATCAATTACTAAGTTTTTAATCATTAATAATTTAACAATTGATGGTCCAAAAATGAAAAGTCTTGATGTGTATAATTCTTATGACCCAACCAAGTTAAAAAACTTAGAGGATAAAGTACAAAAGTCGATTGAGATATTTAATGCGACAAATTAAAAAATTGAGATATTTATATTAAAATAACGATTATGAATACTAAATTAATATTAGATAATTACTTAGGTAAGAATACTAAAACAACGGAAAAAGATTTAGGTAACGGTACTAAACAAGTGTGTGACCTAGATACAGGAGATTGTTATACTATCAGAATGAAAGATGGTTTAATCGAAAGAGTGGATAATACTATGAATACTAATAAAAGAATTCAGGTTGAAACTAAAAATGGAGTTAAACAATTATTAAATGGATAATAATATGAAGATAGATATTAAAATTTTAAATGAACTGAAAAGATACAATCAGATTAATAAGTATATTATGGAACAAGATGCAGGGGCTGAGTTACCTCCACCACCTGCTGACCCTACGGCTGACCCAGCTGCGGCGATTCCACCACCACCTGGGGGTGACCCATTGGCTGCGGGAGTACCACCTACTGACCCATTAGCTGCGGGAGTACCACCTACCGACCCATTAGCCGCGGGTGCTGAAGGAGGAGGAATTCCTGAACCTATTGATGTATCGTCAGACCCTGATGTTGAAAAACTTGACGACAAAAAAGAAGACAAAAAAGAATTAGAGATAACTGACTTAGTTAAAGCTCAAAAGAAAATTGAAAATAGACAAGAAGAATACTTTGACAAGTTATTCAACCACATTGATAAGTTAGAAAACAAATTAAGTGAGATGGATAATATTGTTAATAAATTGAATGACTTAGAATCTAAAGTCGAAAAATATAGAACAAAAACACCTGAAGAAAAATTAAAATTAAGAAGTTTAGATTCAGGACCATTTGACCAAACTTTATCACAATATTTCGAAGATAAAGAAGATGAGTTTGACAAATTGGGAAGAGATGAATATATTTTAACTAAGGATGAGGTTGAAGACTATTCACCAAGTGATATCAAAAAATCGTTTAGAAATTTTGGAGACTTTGACCAACCTGACAACTTTAAAAGAATATCATAATTTAAAGGGGTCGAAAAAGACCCCTTTTTTTTACAGACATATTGACTGACAAGAATTTTAGAATTATAATTTAGTAAACCTTTAAATAACATATAATATGGCGACAAGTA